ATCGGGCGGGCCGAGGGCTTGTGCCAGACCACGATGTTGCGCCAGACCCAGCCGCCAGCTTGCAGGGCGTCGGTCATGCTCGGCAGTTGCCGCCAGTCGGTGAAGACCATGCAGGTGCCGCCCGGCCTTGTGACACGGTGGCACTCGGTGAGCCAAAGCGTGGCCCACAGGGTGAAAGACCGCTGGTCCCGGTTGTCCCCGGTGAATGAGAGCTGTCTCTTCTTCGCGTCGTTATCCTGATACTTTTCAGACGGTGGCCGTTGGCGCTGGGCCGTGTATGTCCCGCCGGTCGAATATGGCGGATCGGTCAGGACGCCGTCCACGCTTTCGGTTTCCATCTCCATGAGGGTTTGCAGGGCTTCGCCATGGTACAGGGTGGCTTCATTCAGTTTGAGCACGTGTTTCTCCAGAAGAGCCTCTGTGGGCTTCGGGATCGGGGCTCTTGGCCCTCACGTGGTTGATTGCGCCGCAACGGGTGCATTTGATGGTCAGGTCTGCCGCCCGGCCCTTGGCCAGCAGGCGGTTGCATTTGCCGCAACGGATTTCGTCGTTTCTCATGGGTCTTCTTTACGCTTGCCCCTCTGGCCTGCTATCACCTCCATGCCTGATCAGGCACATGGAGCAGCGGGTTATCTCTGCGGGCGGCGGCTACCGTCCGTGGGGCCGTGGTCCGGTGTTGATGCACCGGGCCGGTGGGGGCGTTTGATGCCCCCGCCTGTTCCTCATCGACGCCCGCCGGGTTTCCCCGGCGGGCTTGTCTTTTCTCAGCCTATTCAATTGTCAATGATCAGATGCGGCCTTGTCGGCCAAGACCGCCTACCCCAACATGCCCGGTGCGCTCGGCCATGGCGCGGCCGACACGTCGCCCTGCCAAGGGAACCCGGCCAGATCGGTCAGATCGCGCAGGGACTGGCGATAGGCTGCGTACTCGGCCTGTTCGGCCGGGGTGAGCGGCGAGTCTGGCAGTTGGGTCCAGTCGCAGGCCGTCAGCCGTGCATCCCGCTCGTCGCGGATCGCGGTGGCCATGGCCTCGACATCATCGACCCACGCCCCGGCTGCATCATCCCACGCGGCCATGCCGGGCAGCAGGTCCGGCGGCTCCTGGGCGGTGTAGCCGTCGGGTATGTCCGCTCCCGAGCTGATATATGTGAGGTCTCCGGTCTCGGTGGACCACACGGCCACCTTGGCGGCCACTTCCGGCCAGGTGATCACCCACCAGCCATCGGCGTCAAGTGTGCCTACGGGCACGCCCTTGTCCATGGTATTGGGATCGAACCCCTCGGGCTGCTCGTAGCGCACGGGGGTGATGCCAATAGACGCCAGCCGCGCTATCCACTCGGCCTCTGTCTCGCGGTCGCCACGGCGGGTCATGTAGGACGAGGGATAGATAGTCTCGTCGTAGTTGACCTGACGGGCCGTGCCGATGGTGTCGTCTGCGTATTTGTATACGAGTGCCATAATATCTCCTGTTATTTGCAGTAGCTGATCACGTCTCCACCGGCTGAAAAGATCAAGCCAGCCTTTGAGTCAATGGCGCAAAGGCCATGAGTGAATCCGGTTGGGGAAATGCTGTCGATCTCTGTCAGTGTTCCGCTTGATGCCAAATCATATAAATGGACGTATGAATTTTGCTCTCCTCCGACCATGAGTGATCTGTCGTAATCGATTGCGGCTCCAAAAATGAGAGCTGGCTTGGGAATAGCCGTTGGTGTAATCACACCGAATTCGTCATATTCAAAGACTGTCGAAACGTTGGACAACCACAGGTGACGCCGCATGTAGTCGACACCGGAAACCGCTGTGACGCCTGGCAACGATTGGGTCCCGATGGGAGTCGGCAGCCCTGTACCGCCATCATACGTGCCGTAAGATAGGCCCGCAGTTATCTCGCCGGGAACCCACCAGAGCCGCAAAATTGGGTCTATCGCGATGCACAGGTTCTGATAACTGGTGGGTAGCGATGTCCGCACGACACCGGACAGTGTCGGCTCACCCGTTACCGGGTCATATGATCCATATGCTATCTGAGAAAGATACTGGATAGCGGCGAACCACAGATTGCGTTCCTCATCCACAACCAGCCCATACGGTGCTTGGCCGGATGACGTCGGCAGCGATATGCCGCCAGCGGCCTGGGTGATGACCCCATCTTTTGTATACGTCCCCCACCTCAAATAAACCGGAGTGCTTGTGTTGACATAGTCTATCGCCATCCAAGTCTGTCCGCCTGGGTCAACCGCTACCCCTCTTGACGATAGCGTATGCGTGTTCAATAGTTTCAGCCGCTTGTGGCATATCCCGTTGCCAATCCGTCTGCGAAATACCGCCATTACGCCACCACCTTGAAGTCTGCCGCGCCCTGAGCACAGAGGGAACCGTCAGAACCCACGTCAAACTGGACGATGTCCACGGCGTTTGCCGCTGTGCTGACCTCATGGGCGGTCCCGTTGGGCCATTTGATGTTTGCAGGCCATGCCATAGCCCACTCTCCCACGCTATCCTGTGTCACGCGCAGCACAGGAGAGGACCCCGGCACTGCATTGGTGATGGATATGCCAACAACATCCTTGTTGAGCACCAGTTCGGCTACAGGCGCGGCTGTCATGTCCCATGCCACCCATTTAGCGGTTGTGATGCTCAGGCCCACGGGCGTGTAAGCCTGCACGGCGGAGTAGGAGCGGGACGATGTCAGCAAGTCGGTAATGTTCGTGGTCAGGTGGGTATGGCTGGTGGACGCTTTGGCGTCCAAGGCAGCTTGCAGGCCGGACGTATTGGCAATGGAGTGGCCGTGTCCAACGTCAGACTTGGCGTCAAGAGCCGTTTGCAATTCGTTGACACCAGAGATTTCATGCCCATGCCCCACGTCCGCCTTGCTTTCCAAGGTCGCGCCCAGGCCGGACACGTCGGGCATTGTGTGGGTGTGGCCCACGTTCGCCTTGTCGGCCAGCAGGTTGCCGTGGGCTTCGGAGGCGGCGTCGTGCTCGGCGATCTTCACGGCCACGTGGCTCTGGCTGGCCAGTACCTTGGTGGTGTCCACCACGAGGTTCAGGGTGGCGGCGTTGTCGAACTTGATGGGGGCCGTGATCTCCAGCTCCACTTTGTCCGGGGCGGTGGGGTCGGGCTTCCAGAGTTCGGGATGCGCGCCCACGGCCAGCAGGGTGTCGGCTCCGTAGACGGCCAGCTCGCGGATGTACCAGCCGCCCACGGTCACCGGCACATGGGCGATGAACTCGACCTCGCCGGACGGCGCGACCGTGATCTCCTGCAATGCGCCGCGCCAGACCTCGTTGATCAAGGCCAGCGAGTCGGACGTGTGGGCCACGGCCTCGCCGTTGCCATCGCCTACGGCCATGTGCGTGGCCTGGAGCTTGATGCCGGTGGCCTCGGCCTGGGCGTATGCGGCCAGCCCGGCTTTCGTCAGTATCAGGGACATGGTTCGTTCCTCCTTATGCGCGGGTGCGGGCCACGGCGTGGACGTACCCGCCGCCAAAGACCGCCCCGTGCAGTGTCATGCTGGTGGCCCGCTCCGGCGTGAGCCGGACCCGGACCGTGGTAAAGGTGATGCCGCCCGCGCCGACCCGCCCGGCCACGGAACTCGCGGCCTGGATGGCCGCCAGCCTGGACCGGGCGGGCTTGGTCTCCCCGGCCACCCAGCCGATGAGCCGGTAGTCCTCGGCTTCCAGGCCACCCTGCGGCACAGGCACGCGGGGCATGAACTCGGCCCAGCGGGCCGGGTCTTGTTCGCGGACGTTGAGCATGGCCGTGTCCTGGTAGCCGAAGTGGGCCAGGATTTGCGGCATGCCGAGCTGGCCGCCGCCGAGCCGGTGCCAGGCATAGGCCCGCAGGCAGCGCTCGCGAAAGCGCGTGTCCGTCTCTGCCGAATGCTGGCGGATGCCCCGGCTGGCCGCGTGGCGCGGGATCATGCCCGGCTCGCACGTCAAGGGGTTGAACTGGTTGCGCAGGCGGATGATGTCCGCGCGCACCTCGTCAAAGCTCCTGGCCAGTCCCTCCACCAGCACGGCCAGCGGGCCGGACCGATGGATGAGCGGCCAGCGCAGCGTCTTGAAAAAATAGTCCTTGAAAACGCCCACTAGGATTCCTCCGCCTCGCTGGTTTCCAGGGTCAGCGATTCCAGCGTGGCCAGGCCGTCTTCAGGCACGGCCACGTCGCTGGCCGGGCCGATCCATTCCACGCGCTTGATGCCGCGCACGGC